CGCTTGTGATGGTCAATAATCCTGACAATCCAAGTTTTAAAACAACAACAGGAAAGCCAGTCAAATGGTCAGGGGATTTTATCACAGTTGATCCAGCAAAAGTGAAGAATGTTGGGGTTGTTCTAGGTCAAGGCATTCAATCGCTTGAAATCGAGACGGTTTGGGGGTGGGCATAATTGCTTTATCTACTTAATAAAGATGTGAGAACCGTTCGGTGGAACGGGGAGCCACTTCATGAAGCAACATCGGCAATCGTTAAAGAGGCCATGAATGGTGATTTCACCTTAACTGTGAAATATCCTATTTCTGACTCTGGTATTTATCAACTTATTCAAGAAGATATGTTGATAAAAGCGCCGACTCCTGTTCTTGGTGCGCAGCTATTTCGCATTAAGAAACCTATTGAACACAATGATCATCTGGAAATCACAGCCTATCATATTTCAGACGATGTGATGCAACGTTCTATCACACCAGTAAGTGTGACTAATCAGAGCTGTGACATGGCTCTTTCTCGCATGGTTCAAAACACCAAAACCGCTTTGGGAGATTTTTCTTTCAATAGCGATATCCAGGATCGTAGGACCTTCAACACGACTGAAACAGAAACTCTGTACTCTGTATTGCTTGATGGCAAGCATAGTATCATTGGGACGTGGGAAGGTGAGCTGGTTCGTGATAACTTTGCGATGACTGTCAAGAAGAGTCGTGGCGAGAATCGTGGTGTTGTTATTACAACGCACAAAAATCTGAAGGACTACCAACGCACAAAAAACAGTCATAATGTTGTCACAAGAATTCATGCAAAGTCGACTTTTAAACCTGAAGGTGCTGAAAAAGAAACGACTATCAGAGTGACTGTTGATAGTCCTCTTATCAACTCATACCCTTATATCAATGAAAAAGAGTATGAGAACAACAACGCAAAGAGTGTTGAAGAGTTGCAGAAGTGGGCACTGGCTAAGTTTTCAAATGAGGGCATTGACAAGGTCTCTGATGCTATCAAGATTGAAGCCTATGAACTTGATGGGCAAGTTGTTCACATGGGTGATACGGTCAATCTCAAGAGCTGGAAACATAATGTCGATGCATTCAAGAAAGCTATTGCTTATGAGTTCGATGCCTTAAAAGAAGAATACATTTCTCTGACTTTAGATGATAAGGCAGGCGCTGGTGGTTCTAGATCTTCTGGTGGCCTATCTAGCGCAGCTGATGCCATCCTTGGAGTGACAGAATCAGCTCAAGAAATTGCCCTTGAAAAAGCTCTTCAAAATGCAGACTTAGATTTTGATCACCAAGCTGAATTGTTAAGACAAGAAATTGCGGACGGTATCGAACTTGCAAAAGCTAAAGCAGAGGAAAACAAGCGTGCTCTGTCGGATGAAATCGACAATCGATTCTCAGGTTTTGATAGCAGCATGAACGAGAAGCTTGAAGACCAACGAACCAAAATAGAAGAAATTCGTGCTATTGGTTCAACAGTTACTCAGACGGCAGAAGAAGCTTTAGAAGAAGCTAGAAACGCTCTTGAATCTGCTAAAACATCAAAAGGTTTGTCTGACTCAAACTTTGCTAAAATCGAGCAGATAACAGACCGAATCAAAACACTTGTGACTAAACAAGAGGTTGACCCTCTGACAGATAGGTTGAGAATTGCTGAAAGCAGAATCGAAGTTCAAGCTGGCCAGATTATTGAGAAATTGTCTCGTACCGATTTTGACAGATTGGCCAATGACAAAGGTTTTCAAAATGCTACTCAAGTCCAGAATATTGTCAAGAATTCTGTCGACGGATTCCAAAGAACCATCTCACGTATTGAAACCAAACTGAGAGATATTATTAGAAATGATAACCTCTTGCAAAATTCGTCCATCATTCCAGCGGGGGACTCCTTGAACGGAACTTGGGGATTGTATTTGTCAGGTGGTAACGGTCGGACAGATGTTATCGAATTAAGAGATGCACCGCATACAGCTATCAAGAAGGCTATTCGTATTGTAGGAAACACGAACGGTGGAAATAAAGATATCGGTCAAAAAGTTAATTTGGTTGTTGGCGAAAAATACACAATGTCGTGCTGGGCAAGGGTTTCATCAACAAGTACAACTCAAAACGTGAATCTTTTAATACGCTCTTGGACCACCAATGATAATAATCGTAAATTATTCAAAACTATCTCTAACAAAGATTGGGTTCGATATCAATTCACATTCACAGCAGATACAGTATCTAACTCAATACAATTCGGTCAGAGCGGAAGTGGTAGCATTGAAATCTGCGGTATGAAACTTGAGCATTCTGACCGCATGACAGACTACGATGTTAACTCTTCTGAAATTGTGAGTGTTGTAGAGTTTAACGATGTACGAGATACCGTATCATCACACACTCAAACCTTGCAACGACAAGACCAAGCGATTTCACAAGTTATTCAGACCGCTGACGGTCTAGTTAGTCGTGTATCTAATTTCTTGGATGACTTTAACCTGGTATATGATCCAACAAACTTCAGCAAGTGGACAAAGAAGCAACCTGAAGCGAATGTGATCGAGGTTCAAGCTGATACTAGATTGCTACGAATTACAACCACTGGCAAATCTCAAGTAGCCTATCACGGATTCGCATTGCCACTCAACACCTCGACATTTACGAATAGCGAGAAGTTAAGTTATCGCATTGAAGCATGGGTAGATGTACTGCCAGATGCACCGCTTGGAATTGAATTGTGGAATGATAACAGTGTTATTGCGTCTGACCGAGTGACTTTCAACAAAACCGGCATACAAATCATTACAGGTACGATGACGGTCAATAAAACGGTAACGAAAACAAGAGAATTTCCTCTTGAAATTTGGTTGATGAAGAACGGTCAAGTCGCAATCGGTAAGGTATCACTTATCCGTGGCGACAAACCGCCTAAACGCTTCAGCGATAACACATCTACACAGGATGTTGTCACACAAACTCAAGTATCACAGCTACGTGACTCGTACGCTATCCAAACCCTTACTGGACCTGGAGCTATATCTTCTCAAATCAATCTGAATAGCAATAACATTCTGATTGAAGCTGCTAAAATTCGTCTAAAAGGTAGAACACTTCTAGATGAAATCACAGCTATCGATGGTTACTTTAAGCGTTTATTCGTAGGAGATGCCAGAGTAGGTACGTTGAATGCGGATATTATTCGCTCGAATTCGATTTCAGCAGACAAATTGATTTTCGACACAGCACTAGCGAAAAAGCTTGTGTCCAGCGATGTGTTTACGGACACTTTAGCTGCTAAAACAGCCTTTATCAACAAGTTGAGGTCAGTAGTAGTATCTGCTACCCTGCTTGAAGGATATAAAGGTAGGATTGGCGGTTTCCAAATCGGTACTCACGACAAAGACCCAAATAGTTATTGGTTAACTGGTCAAAATCAATTTAAAGTTGGCATGGGAAGCGGTAATGGTCGTTGGGGACAAACAGCTCTTTGGGTTAACTGGGGGAATGATTGGGGGCAACCTGGTGACACAGCATGGTATGTCAAAAACAACGGAGAGATGTATTGCTACAATCAAGCTCATTTTTGGAATACACCTATTATTCACGGGAACTTGAAAGTCAGCGGAAATATTTATTATATAACGGACGATAACACGAAAGAAGGTGGCTATTGGATACACTCGCCATCATTTAAACGCATTCAAGAAAGCTCAGGATATATCTACCTGTACCGTTTTGACAATTCGTACTCATGGATACCCGTTAATAAAGAAATCTCTGACAGACGATATAAACATAACATTGAAGATAGTAAGGTGTCTGCTCTGGAAGTTATCAACCGTCTGAAAACTTACTCTTATCGTAAGGAATACGACGGGAAAATCGAGGATATTTCGTGTGGTATCATGGCGCAAGATGTACAGAAGTACGCTCCTGAAGCATTTTTGGAAAATCCAGATGGCGCTTATTCATATAGCAGTTTCGTACTCGTACCTTATTTAATTAAGGCTATTCAAGAACTCAATCAGAAATTGGAGAAAGTAAATGAAGGAAGAAATTAATCAATTAATCATCCAAAACTTAAGTGATGATATCGGACTAAAAGCAAGCGATGCAGCAACTTACAAGGCGCTGTATGAAATCACTCAAAAACAACTCAAGGAAATTTTAAACATCATTGATTCGAATGAAGAACTTAAAGCAAAACTTGAAGAAGTGAGAGGAGAAATGACAAATGGCAATCAATAACTACGAACTAGCAAGTAAGCCTTATACACGAGGTTTTGGCGACAATATCAAGACAGTGGTTGAAATCCGTCTGTCAGAAGGCAATCGGTACAGTGCAAACATGCGTGAGCTAACAGGAGACCGGACAAATGAACCGGAAGATGTCTTGATTCAAGATGTGCTGGATATCCTAAAATCCGAGCTAGATCCAGGAAGCGCCATCGTCAAAACACAGGCGCAACTTGAACAGGCCAATCAGAAGATTGCGCAAAACGAGAGTGAACAGAACAAGCTTGCAGCTCTTATTAAGCAGACTGAAGAGAATTCAAAGGTGAATCAGAAGGTCATTCATGTTCTTGTCTTGAACTCTGTCATGAGCAAGAATATCGAGTACGGCACGACTTATAAAGAATTGGTTGAGTTGATTCCACTAGCTGAAGTTGGTAAGACCTACTTACCACATGACCTAATTACCATTGAAGACCCTGATCATGTAGAGGTTAACGGCGAAGGGAAACGCATCTTGGTTCAGCTTAATAAGGAATTTACTTATAATGGTGAACCTGTCAGCGCGTTTGTGACAAATGGTACCCTGGAACAAAACGGAACGGGTGTCGCTTGGAAATTTGAAGGGAAGGAATAG